CGATCAGCGCCGCGAAGGCGAAGATCAGGGCCGCGTACTCAGAGCTCGACGAGGACCCGCCCGAGGGCCTGTCCTCCGAGGCGACCGCCGAGTTCGTCAAGACCGAGGACGGGCCCGGGTGGATCACACACCCCGTCGACACGGACCGGCTCCGCGACTACTGGACCCACGGGGCCGGTGCCGCGAAGATCGGCTGGGGCACCCCCGGCGACTTCAACCGGTGCCGCACGAACCTCGCCGCGTACGTCAAGGCCCAGTACCTCAACGGGTACTGCGCGAACCGGCACTACGACGCGCTCGGGTTCTGGCCGGGACGCCCCCTGTCAGGCGAGACCATCGCCGCATCAGCAGCACCGGACGGGGAGAAGATGGCCCCGGCGCTGCACCTCGTCGCGTCCGTGCAGGCACCGACCGTGCCGCCCATGGACTGGTTCTCCGACCCCGGCCTGATCGCACCATCCCCCATCGTCGTCACCGAGGAGGGCCGGTTCTTCGGCCACCTCGCAGCGTGGGGCACCTGCCATATCGGCATCGACGGGGTGTGCATCGAGCCGCCGCCGTCAGCGACGGACTACGCCAACTTCAAGCAGGGCTCCGTCATGACCGACAAGGGCCTCATCCCCTGCGGCGTCATCACCATGGAGACCGGGCACGCCGACGTGAAGATGCGGGCACGCCCCGCCATGGCGCACTACGACAACACCGGCCTGCAGGCCGCCCTCGTCAACATCGGTGAGGACGAGCACGGCATCTGGGTCGCCGGCTGCGTCATGCCGCACCTGTCCGACGAGCACATCATGAAGATGCGCGCGTCGGCCCTGTCCGGCGACTGGCGCGACATCGGCGGCAACCTCGAGCTGGTCGCCGCGCTCGAAGTGAACACGCCCGGGTTCCCCATCCCGCGCCCCGCACTCGCAGCGTCCGCAGGTCACCAGACGTCCCTCGTCGCTGCTGGCATCGTGCGCCCCGCCGCCACGGAGAAGGAGGCGCTGACGGTGGAGGCCATCGTCGCCGCCGTGTTCGCCGAGCAGGAGCGCCGCGAAGCGGTCAAGGCCATGGACGAGTTCCGGGCAGAATGGGCCCGCAAGGAACTGGCACGCATCAGGGCGAGCATCGGGATGGAGGTGTAACCAGATGTGCAACTGCGGCTCAACAGCACAGGCCAAGGACTTCGTGTTCACGGACCCCAAGACGGGGCGTCAGCACACGTACTCCACGAGGATCGAGGCCCAGGCGGCGCAGGTCCGCGCCGGTGGAGGCGGCTCCATCCGTGAGGTTCCCCGCCCGTAACGACGCTCGTTACACCCCCTCATCGAACAACCCCGCCGGGACTGTCCCCCGGCGGGGTTGTTCCTTTTCCGCTGCTGATGCTGCTACGTTTCGTCTGAAAGTTGTCAGGCGCGTCTCCCGGGCATAGCCCCGCGTCGATTGCCGGTCAGTGCGAAGCACGCGGACACACCGCAGATCTCAGCCAGCGCACCACCAGCACAGGAGACGACACCATGAAGTTCACCATCGCAGAGGACCTCGGCACCTACTCCGCCGAGGAGCTCGCAGCCAAGATCAAGGAAGGCCAGGACCTTCTCGCGGCGCTGTTCTCCGCTGAGAGCCCCACGCCGGCCGACGTCGCCGAGGCCAAGGACATCAGCGCCAAGGTCGAGTCGCTGCAGGGCGAGTCCACCGCCCGCGCGACCGCCGCCGACGACATGAAGGCCCTCGCCGCGCAGGCTGGCAAGAAGGTCGAGGCGTCCGACGAGGGCGGCGAGACCGAGCAGGCCAAGGCTGAGCGGGAGGCCGCCGAGGCGAAGGCCAAGGAGGACGAGGCCGCCGCAGCCGCGAAGGCTGAGGAGGACGCCGCAGCCGAGAAGGAGAAGGAGGCCGTCACCGCGTCCGCCCGTGAGCGGCTGGCAGGCTCCAAGCCCCCGGCTGGCACCACCAAGCCCGCGGCCACGAAGATCACGATCACCGCCGCCGCCGACGTCCCCTCGTTCGCCACCGGCTCCAAGCTCGAGAACCTCGACGAGGTCGCGGAGGCCATCACCGCCCGCATGGGCGCGTTCCCCGCCCCCGCTGGCATCAAGGGCGGGCAGATGCACCGTTACGGTGCCGCGATGTTCCGCCGCGAGTACGGCGAGGAGTTCACCACCAACGGCAACAACGACCAGGAGGTGCTCGACCTCGCAGGCAAGGAGGCCCGCCTCCCCGGCGGCAACCTCATCGCTGCTGGCGGCTGGTGCGCCCCGTCCGAGACGCTGTACGACCTCTGCGAGGGTGAGACCACCGACGGGCTGCTTGACCTGCCCGAGATCAACGTGAAGCGCGGCGGTATCCGGACCACGACCGGCCCCGACTTCTCCACGATCTACGCGGCCGGCTTCACCCAGACCGAGGCGCAGGCCATCGCGGGCACCGTGAAGACCTGCTACACCGTCCCGTGCCCCACGTTCACGGACACCCGCCTCGACGCCATGGGCATCTGCATCAAGTCCCCGATCCTGCAGAACGTGGGCTACCCGGAGCTGCTGCGCCGCGTCGTGTCCGGTGGCCTCATCGCCCACCAGCACCGCGTGTCCGCTGGCCTGATCCAGAAGATGGTCACCGCCGCCGGAACCGCTGTCCTCGCGGGCAACGTGCAGTCGACCACGTCCAACCTGGGCAACTCGCTGGCCATCATCGCTGAGGGCATCCGCGAGTCGTACCGGCTCGGGGTGAACGAGACCCTTGAGGTGGTCCTGCCGATCTGGGTGAAGGAGGCCATCCGCGCCGACCTCGCGCAGCGCAACGGTGTCGACCTCAAGGCGGTCACCGACGCCGAGATCATGGCCATCTTCACGGTCCGCAAGGTGCGGCCCCAGTTCGTCTACAACTGGCAGATGCTGGTGGAGCCCGCCACCACCCCGCCCGGCACGTACCGGATCGGGTTCCCGACGACCGTGCAGATGCTGGTGTACCCGGCTGGCACGTTCGTGAGGGGCGGCACCGACGTCATCAACCTCGACGCCGTGTACGACGCCGCGTCGCTGTCGACGAACGACTACACCGCGCTGTTCTTCGAGGAGGGTGTGCTGCTCGCGCAGCGCTGCTACAAGGCCCGCCTCATCACCGCGAACGTGGTCTCCGGTGGATTCACCGGCGGCCAGACCGCGGCCCCGGCCGGTGTCGCCGCTGAGCTCGCCGCCCAGCTCGTCCCGTAGTCCCGCAACGGCCCCCCACCGGCACAGGTGGGGGGCCAACCGGCATCAACAGCAGAGATCGAACCAAGGAGAACGAGATGTCCGACAAGATCCGAGTTGCGGGAGCATCGAGCGACAACGCCATCCTGCTGCTGGCTGCAGCGCAGGAGCTCGACCTTCCCGCCCACGTCGTGGAGACCACGGAGGGCGCGTTCATCGTGCCCGCTGCCGTGGCTGAGAAGGCTGGCTTCGACGAGCACGGTGTCGCAGTCAACAAGGGCGCGAAGGAGGCCGAGAAGGCCACCCTCGAAGCGCAGGCCAACCAGACCGACTGGCGCAACCCCGGCCCGGAGCCCGCCCACCAGGCGGGGCAGCCGAACGAGGCCGACCAGCTGGCCGACGCGGCGAAGGGTTCCGACCTCGCGAAGAAGGTCGCGGAGCAGCGTCAGCCGACCGCCAAGCGGGCGACCGCCAAGAAGGCTGCCGCCTCCACCCCGAAGGACTGATCGCAGATGGCATCGAAGTGCTTCCCCCTCGTGCGGGGCCGTGTCATGCGGGCCACGCGCCTCACGTCCTGCGGGGCGGTGCAGCCGCACGCCGCGTCCGCCATCGTCTCGGACGGCTTCGTGTCCGTGGCGCTGACCGCGAACATCGAGGAGGGCGAGACGATCACCGTGGTCAACGCCGCAGGCAAGAACTGCGTCAACGACCAGGGTGCGGCTCGCCACCTCGGGTACGGCGTGGCCATCACGTTCTGCAACGTGGACCCGGAGCTGTACGCGATGCTCACCGGCCAGTCCGTGGTGCTGAACAACACGGGTGACCCCATCGGGTTCCGGGTGAACACCGGCGTCGACCCGGCGTCGGCGAACTTCGCTCTCGAGGTGTGGTCGAACGTGCCGGGTGTGGCCTGCGCTGGCGGTGCCGTCGGCTACGGGTACACGCTGCTGCCGTTCATCAGCGGCGGCGTGCTGGGCGACTTCACCATCGAGAACGGTGCGGTCACGTTCACCCTCACCAACGCTGCCACGAAGGACGGCACCGCGTGGGGTGTCGGCCCGTATCAGGTCGCTGATGGTGCTGGTGGCATCCCCGCCACCCTCGCCACGGCGCTGGACTCCAAGGACCACCTGCACGTGCAGTACACGACGCAGGCACCGCCGACCGCGGCCTGCGCGTCGCTGCCGTCCGGTCCGAAGTCGACGACCGCGACCGCTGGCATCCCGGCGACGCTGTCCCCGGCGAACTCCTACCCGCCCACCTACTTCTCGCAGCTGGCCACGTGGCCGCTGACCGCGTCCCCGGCAACGTCGTGGACCACCGGCCAGTACGTGCTGCTGGGAGACGGGTCGAAGGCCCACTGGAACGGCACGGCGTGGGTTGCCGGAGCCAAGCCGTAACGAGCCTCGTTACAGGTGTCATGATGAGGGGGCGGCCCGCACGGGTCGCCCCCTCATCGGTGTTCAAGGGAGAGAGCAGATGACCGTTCCGGCCGTGGAGGACCAGTGCTGGCCCGTCGACCTGACCGCGTGTGAGGAGTTCGCGAACTACGACGCCCCGATCAAGGCCCTTGCGCAGGCGTGGGCGGGCCGTTCGCTGCGGATGCTGACCGGTTACTCGGTCGGCGGCTGCCCGCTCGTGCTGCGCCCGTGCAAGGCGTCCTGTGTGGCCACGTCCGCGACGTGGGTGTACGACGGGCAGTCGTACTACCCGACGAACTACGGCGGGGTGTGGATGAACGTGGCGTGCGGCCCGTGCGGGGGCACGACCTGCACGCACAAGGCGTCGACGTCGGTGAAGCTGGACGGGCGCACGAACGTCACTCAGGTCAAGGTCGACGGGGTGGTGCTGGCCCCGTCGGCGTACCGGGTTCAGGACGGGCTGCTGCTGCGCGTCGACGGCGGGGTGTGGCCGTTGACTCAGGACATGGACAAGGACGACACGCAGCCCGGCACGTTCGCGGTGTACTACACCCCGGGCTGGCCAGTCGACGGGGTCGGGGCGTACGCGGCCGGGGTGCTGGCCTGCGAGTACGCGAAGATGCTGTCCGGCCAGTCGTGCCGGCTGCCGAAGTCCGTCACCCAGATCACCCGGCAGGGCATCTCGATGACCATCACGCCCGGCGCGTTCCCGGACGGGCTGACCGGCATCCCCCTGGTCGACGCGTACATCCTGTCGGTGAACCCGCACGGTCTCAAGTCGCCGTCCGTGGTGCTGCTGCCGGGCGGCTGCTGATGGCCCCGACGCTGGGCGCGCTGACCGTCCTGACACTGGGCGAGTTCGCCGACGGGCTCCTCGAGGTCATCCGGGAGCGGGGCTGGAAGGACCCGTGCATGATCGCGCTGCTGCCGGGGGCTGACGTGCCGTTCGACTACTGCGAGAACGACGGCGGCTGCGGGGAGGGCGGCATGGCGTGGGTGCGTCTCGTGACCATCACGCCGCTGCTGAACCCGGACGGCACATCGTCGGGCACCTGCACCACCGGCATGGACATGGCGTTCGAGGTGGGGATGCTGATGGGTGCCCCGCCGGTGCGGGAGGTGGGGGACCAGATCATCCTGCCGTCCTCCGACGAGAACACCATCGCCTCGATCCGCCAGTACGAGCAGATGGACGCCATGTACGAGGCGCTCACCTGCACCGCGCTGTCCGGCGGGTTTACCCCGTCGGTCACGAACTACACCCCCATCGGCCCGCAGGGCGGGTGCGTCGGCGGCATCTGGACCGCGACGATCGCGATCATCTAATGGCTATCCTCACCAGTTCCGGCGGGGTGCGGGTCGTGGTGTACGACTCCCGCATCCAAGCCATGTCCGCACCGGGCGGCGACGTGTTCCGGTACGCGCAGCGCAAGGCGCAGCGGACAGCGTCGTTCGCCAAGGCGTTCGCGCCCAAGCGCACCGGCCGGCTCGCCGCCGGGATCCGCTCCGACACCCGCACCGTCGTGCAGGGCGCGGTCGGCCGGGCCCGCTCCACCGCCCACTACTCCGCATACGTCCACGAGGGCACCACCGGCCCCATCGTCGCCACCCACTCCGAGAAGGGACTGTGGGTGCCGCGCCGCAAGTACGGGTTCAGGCGCAGTTGGCGCGACTCCGTCGCCGGGCAGCGCGCCAACCCGTTCCTCGACAGGGCGCTGTCCGCCTCCATGAAGGAGCCGTACTTCCTGCAGGGCGCACGCCTGTGATGGGCGTACCCTGATGCTGGCGCGCCGGGACAGTCGGCGCCAGGACAGGAAGGCTCCACCCCCATGCGCGAGATCACCTCGTCGACGAAGGCCACCGCCAACAGCGACCAGCCGGGCGAGAAGGCCAGAGACATCACCATCAAGATCGACGGGCGCGAGGTCACGTTCCGCGGCCCCACCTCGTCCCAGTTCTCCATGATGATCTACGGGCTGCAGGGCCAGCTCACCGACGTCGTCGCCACGTTCATCAACTTCTTCTTCGTCCTCCTCAAGGACCCCGAGGACAGGCAGGCGTACAAGCGCCGGCTGTGGGACCCGGAGGACGAGTTCGACGACGAGACCGTCGCTGAGACGGTCAAGGCCCTCATCGAGGAGTGGGCGGGCCGCCCTATTCAACTGTCCACCGACTCCTCGGCACTGCAGCCGACCGGTGGGCAGACATTGACGGCGACCACGCAGGACGAGGAGTCGACCCGCTCCGCCTTCGGCCTGACCGATTCCTGAACGCCCTCTACCACTGGATGGTCGCCCGCGTCGAGGACCGCGACGACTTCGACATGAGGCTGTCGATGCCGCTGCCCGGTGAGAAACCCACGCAGATGGAGATCGAGAGCGAGGGTGAGGACTGGGCTGCCCTCTATGCTCAGGTCAGTGGTGGCGCGCCCCTGACCGGAGGAAGCAGCGATGAGTGAACTCGTAGGCGAGGCGTACGTCCGCGTCCACGCCGACACGAAGTACATGAAGAACGCGCTGCGCCGCGACCTGAACAAGGCCGGGAAGGCAGGCGCGGAGTCGCTGCTCGCGTCGTTCGACAAGACCCTGCAGGCCAAGGCCGGGGAGATGGTCTCCGCCCGCCACAACGCGCTGGCGGAGGCCATCGTCGGCGGCGACTTCGAGACCATGTTCAAGAAGTCGGGCAAGACGGTCGAGGAGTTCCAGAAGGACACCGTCCGGTACCTGACGAAGATCAAGACCGCGACCGAGGCCAACGGTGGCGCGTTCAAGGAGTACCAGGGCTCCCTCGACGAGCTCGAGAAGTGGGCGCAGCGCAGCATCGCCGCACGGGAGATGAAGAAGCAGGCCGACACCATCGACGAGGCGCACCGCAACGCCCTCGACCTGAACAAGGCGTTCCGGGAGCAGGAGAAGATCGCTGAGGCCCTCGGCAAGCACTTCGACGACCTCGACACGGCGGCGATGCGCTACGACATTCAGCGCCTCACGAAGGACATCCGGGAGCAGGTCAACGTCATCGACGACGCGCACGCCGCGGCGCTGCGACGGAACAAGGAGTTCGACGCCGGGAAGGGCAAGGACTTCGAGCGGTCCACGGAGCGCACCGCCCACTGGGTGTCCGTGCTGCGCAAGGACCTCGACAAGATGTCCGTGTCCGGTGGTGTCGGTGTCATCTTCGGGCGGGGCAGCCGCAACAACTTCCTGAACTTCACCGGGTCCGTCGCCCGGAACATGACCCTCATCGGGGAGACGATCCTCAAGTTCCCCGTCATCGTCGCCGACGCCACCATCAACATGGTGTCCCAGTTCAAGGCGCTGCAGGCGTCGGGCCAGTCCATCACCCAGATCCTCGGCTCCGGCCTTGCCGGTGGTGCTGCTGCCGCCGGTCCCGCCCTCGCCGCCGTGGGTGCTGCAGCAGCCGGCCTCGTCGTCGTGCTGCCCATCCTGATCTCACTGGTGTCAGCGCTGGCCGCCGGGATCATCGCCATGGCTGCGGCCATCTCCTTCGCCATCGCTGGTGCGCTGCTGCCGCTGGTGCCCGCCATCGTCGCCGTCGCCGCCGTCCTCGGACCCGCGATCATCGCGTTCAAGGAACTCAAGGACAACATGACCGACGCGCAGAAGAGCGCGATGGTGCCGCTGACGAAGGCGTGGAAGGACCTGCGCGTCGCCATGCGCCCGGTCATCAACGACCTGACCAAGGAATTCGCGAACTGGGGCAGCGTCATCAAGGCCGTCACCCCGTTCGTCACCGAGATGGGCGACGTGGCCGTCATGGCCCTGGGCAACCTGCGCCAGCAGCTGTCAGCGCCGGAGATGGACAAGTTCCTCAAGGTGTGGGGCACCCGGCTGCCGCTGATCTTCGACTCCCTCGCTCGCGCCGTGAACGGACTGCTCGTCGGCCTCATCGAGTTCTTCACCCCCGTCATCCCCTACGCGGAGCGGCTCGCGAACGCCATCGAGGACGGGGCCAACCGGTTCGCCGACTGGGCCGGGTCCGCCGCCGGGCAGAACGCGATCAAGGACTTCATGGACAAGGCGTTCACCGCCGCCCACCAGCTCTGGGACTCCATCGTCAACATCGGCATCGCCCTCGGCAACATCTTCGGCGTCGCGCAGGAGGGTGCTGGCGGCTCGTTCCTGACGTGGCTGGAGGACATCACCAGCAAGTGGGCCACGTGGACCGGGGACGTCGAGAACCAGAAGTCGCTCAAGGCGTGGTTCGAGGAGGCTGTCGGTGTAGGCCGTGACCTCGTCGACCTCCTCGGGTCCGTGTTCGACACGCTGTCGTCGATGGACACGGAGGAGTCCCGCAAGAACCTGCAGGGCGTCCTCGACCTGCTCGTCCAGATCAGCACCGCCATGGGGTACGTCGGCTCGGCGCTGCAGCAGATGTCCTCGTTCGGGGAGCAGTCCAACGCGTTCCTCGACGGGGTCGCCGCAGCGATGTCGTCGTTCGGGGCCGGGGTCAACTCGGTGCTCACCAGCGTGTACACGTCCATGGCCACCTTCGGCGCGAACGTCAACAGCATCCTCACCTCCATCCTCGGAGGGTTCATCAGCTTCTCCCAGTGGGTGATGTCCGGGTTCGGCCTCGAAGGCGCCCTCGCCCGGATCGGTGAGTGGCTCGTCGCCCCGTTCCGGTGGGCGTGGGACCAACTGTTCGGCCACTCCTACATCCCCGACATCGTCAACGGCCTGATCCGCTGGCTGGGCATGATCCCCGGCATCGTCACGGGGGCGCTGGCCACCGTCGGATCCCTGATCATCACCCCGTTCCGGACCGCGTACAGCGCGCTGACGAAGGTGCTCTCCCAGATCCCCGGCGTCGTGTCGTCGTTCCTGCACAGCGCCGTCGCACGCATCCCCGCCGTCCTCGCATCGGTCGCCACCATCGTCTCGACCCCGTTCCGGACCGGCGCGACGGCCATCTTCGGCGTTCTGCGGGCCGCAGCGGGCACCATCGCATCAGTTGTCGCCTCATGGGTCGGGAGGGCGCGAGCAGCCGTCGCAGGCGTCACCACGGCCCTCACAGCCCCGTTCTCGGCGGCGCTGCGGACGATCAGCGGCATCATGTCGTCGATCTCGGGGTTCATCTCCCGCATCCCGGGCCTGCGAGCCACCGCCGAGGCCGGGAAGCAGGCGCTGCGCACGATCATGAACGCCGCCATCGACCGGTACAACTCGCTGCCGCTGCCTGACCTGCCGAGGATGGCCACCGGCGGCATCACGACCGGGCGGACCATCGCCGGCGAGTCCGGCCAGGAGATGGTCATCCCGCTGAACCGTTCCATCGGCACCATCGACCCGTCAGTGCGTGAGATCGCCGCCCTCATCCGAGGGCAGGGCACCTCGCAGGCTGCTGCTGGCCGGTCCCTGTCCATCGCGCCCGGCGCCATCGTCGTCAGCGCCCCGAACTCCAACCCGCTGCTCGTGGCCGAGTCCCTAATGGACCGCCTCGTCGCCGCCGCAACCTGAGAGGAGCACCCATGTTCCGAGGCTGGCTGTCGTTCGGCGGCACGGAGGTCACCAACAGCGCCCGCACCCGCGCGTACGCCGCCGAGATGCTGCCGTCGCTGCGGATGCCGATGTCCTGCACGGAGGAGGTCGACAACGACAACCTGCCTGCCATCCTCGACGACGGCAGGTACGGCACCCCCGCCATCGACGACGCACCATGGTTCGACCCGGATGAGCCGGACTCGGGCCGGTTCCTCGGCCTGTTCCCGCTGTCCGTGTCCGGTGTCACCGACTCCACCCGCACCGCCACCGTCGTCGAGTCCACCGCAGCCGGCGGTTCCGTCACGGGTCTGCGCCGCGCGACGAAGGAGATCCGTGTCACCGGGCTGCTGCTGGCTGTGGACGACGCCGCCCTCGACTACGGCAAGACGTGGCTGACCGCTGTCCTCGACGGGTCCTGCAAGACCGGCTGCACCCCCGACGACCTGTGCTTCCTCGCCGCCGTCCCCGACCCGTCCGAGTCGATGGGCGACTACACCACCGACCCTGTCCCGCTGACATCGCTGATCGGGCCCACCGGGCGCTGGTCACCCACGACCCGCATCTTCGACCCGCAGGCCATCAGCCGCACCCTCGACACCCCACCCGCACCATCACCGCTGCCCTGCGACGAGGTGTTCTGGCACTGGACGGTCAGCGCGCTGGCCGGTACCCACATCACCCTCGAAGGGCTGTCCGAGACAGGCGTGTCCACAAGGGACACGTTCGTCACCACCGGCGGCACCGACACGTTCACCATCAGCGACAAGGGTCAGGGCCTGACAAAGGCGTACTCGCGCATGTCGGTCACCGAGTCCCGGCAGGTCACCGTCACCTCCGTCACCATCGAGTACCGGCTCCCCGGCACCGCCGCCACCTGCTTCGACAAGTATGT